CGAAAGTTCTGTCCATTTTACTGTAATCTTCTGCACCTGTGGCTATGATCACACGACCAAAGCACAGTCTGGGATCAGTGTTGGTTTCGATGCCCCAGCGTGTGCGAAAGAATTCCTGATGTTCGCTGACCCAGGCCTGGAACCCTGCTGCGTCCTGAAATATATGACTGTCGTCAGGCAAGAACCATTTAACACCCGATCCCACTTTGTGTTGTATGACACAACTGCTGTCCAGACTGGTGTCGTCACGTGTCAGGTAGCTGCCGTGGGGGCTGCGACCCACGTGACTGAAGTCATCCTGTATGAAGTTCTCACAGGGCTCTGTGGTGAAGTCCAGATAGTCTGCGTACTCCATGTCTATCAGCAGCCCTGGTGGAACCCATTGCAACTTCTTCATGGGTATGTCTATGGAACGCCAATTCATACCTTCCAGGAAATGTATGTCGTTGTGCAGTATCAGGTGATCAGCAGCATCAGCCTTGTTATGTTCAATGAAGCGATGGATGGTGTTGACTGTGTTTTGATCTACTGCACCTACGTCGGCAATGCCATGTGTGGCCAAAAACTCTGCAATCTCAGGTGATGCACTCACAGCAGCACGTATGCGATCCTGATATACTTCTGGCCGTCCCTCGCTGAATTTGGGGAATCCCCAATTGTGCGGCGTCTGCCCTTGTATACTGCGAATACATTGTACCCATTTGTCGCTATATCGCCCGGGTCTGATGTTGAACTCCAGGTCAAGAAATTCCCGACCATCAGGATGGCGAGCACATCTTACGATAAATTTTTTCATTTTATGTTGTGTCTGAGGAACTGTTCTACCAACCAGGGATACAGAGCAGGCCAATCAGTACCACGACGGCGATCCAATTCGTCCAGGAATGCCTTGAGCTCACTTAGCTTGTCCAAGTTGGGCTTGCTGGCAGCAATCTGTTGAGCTATGCCAGTCATGTAGGGTACAAAATTACTGTACCATTGATCCAGATGCTCGGTCTCCCGCATGATGCTGATGATCTCAGCAAAATCATCTGTAAATACATCGCCACCCAGATAGTCAGGATTCATGGGCTGTGGATCTTGTATGGTCATGAAGTTCTGATAGATGGGCCGTTGTTGCCTCCAGCCATTTAACTTGCGTAACAGCTCGGGCATGGCCTTGATGCTGAGACTGCTGATGGCACTGTTGATGCTGAGTACAATCCAGTCCTGGCTGACCAGATATTCAAAGTTACGTTCAAAGCGAGCCAGGTCCAAGGGGAATCTCAGATGCTCTTGTGCAGGCCCCCAGCAGTCTATGCTGCCAGTAATCTGCAGAGTTTTAATGCGACCGTCTGCCTGTATCCGCTTAAATCGTTCTATCTTGTCCTTCAATCGATCAGTTTCACAATTTAAGTTACTGCTGATGTTGAATGTTAAATTGGGGTTACTGCGGGCTTCGATAAAGTCCAGACACTCATCAAATTCACGTTGGAAGAACGGTTCTCCTCCCAGGAATTGAAAATGTGTCAGATGATCATAATGACGATCCCACCACAACCAAAACTTTTCGACATAAGCACGGCGATTATCGCTCTTTTTGTAGTCATCAATCAGTCTAAAGCCTTTGTGTTCCCAATATCCATGCCGCTTGTTCTCAGCAGCCCAGGCACTTGAATACCAGGGGCCGCAATAAGCACATTTCAGGTCGCAGGTGTTGTCGAAATACACTTCCACCATCTTGGGAATCACACTGATGGCAGTGGGATCGGTCAATACTTCATCCGGTGTGCTATTGTTGGCTGTATTATTGAACATACGGTCGCTAAATCCGCCCGCATCTTCAATCTTACGACAATACTCACACCCATTACCGGGCCATTGCCCGTCCAGCATCATCTGACGATCTCTCAACTTCTCAGGGAGGTTGTGGAAATCGTCAAAGCTATCTAAATCAAAGTTGTACTGTGTTGTGCGATGACAACTGGCACTGGCACTATTGGTCAGATAGATAGTGCTCCAGTTCCATTTGGCCTGACAGGTGGGTTCTATATCAATGGGCCAGGTCTTTTTAGTCATTCCAGTGTCTCAGTATACCTGCTATGATGAACACACAGGTGATTATATGCATACCTATCCAGAATGTTTTTAGGAACAAGGCAATACGTGCTTCTCTCAAGGTCAGTACAGGAACATCTGGACTATCGTGATCAGTCTCGCCCATTAAATGGCCAGTGGCCCGGGCCCAGATTTTTTCAAAACTATTCATGTTTTCCAGATGCCAGCACTATACGGCAGATGTGTTCCAATCTTTCGATATGTTCATATGCACGCCATGGGCTGGTATCAATAGCAACCACACCATGTCCTTTAATGCCTACAATGTCATAAGCAATATTACCTGCTGCATCTAATTGCAGATTCCTGTGACATTCGTCAGCAAGTTCCTGACTGATGGGAGGTACATCACCCACATTGGGTGCTACTCGGGTATAACGGTTGAGTTCCGGAAACGCATCACTGATAGTACTCAAATCTATACCGGCATGCATGGCTGCTATACAGTAAGTAGGATGTAGGTGGACCACTACTCTGACATCTGCGCTATGCTGGCCCATGGCTCGTTGCAAGCCAAAGTGCAGTGGGATTTCACCACTGGGTTTTAAGTTTGCACTGATGTCAGTATAAAATTCCTCTTCCCAACTCGATAGCATCACTGGCTTAATAAACATTGGGGTAGGTACATGTGGTGAATTTAATATTTTGATCTTTTTAAACTGATCTGGTTGTAGAGTTTGCTTACGTACTCCAGTCGGGGTAATGTAGAAATGATCACGACCATGATGACGAATACTGACATTACCATCTCTACTGGTGATCCAATTACGTTGGTAGGCATCTACTAAGACTTCACAAATAGTTTCTAACATTATGCAAATAAATCCTCTGCCCATTCTCTGTGGCCTTCTCGGAACGCCATGTTGTTCTGCGTCTCACGTACTTCTACTCTGTAGCACCACAGGCGTTCTGCCTCACCTGGTCCCCAGTTATCAGGAATATACACGCCATTAATAAATCGGTACAGCATGTCTGCCAACCCCTCACAGCCCAGCTTGGGCAGGATGGTCAACTTGGCCATGTTCTTGGATTCCAGCATGATGAATGTCTGTAACTCTGGATCATCTTCAGCCACTAACAATGTGTGGTCAAACTGCATTTCCAGGACATTTTTAAGTTCTTTAAGTCCGCCGTAGTCGGCAGCCCAGTTACGCACATCCAGGTCGTTGGTACCAAAGTAAAACTTCATGCTAAAGGCATAGCCATGTATTAGATTGCAATGACTGTCTGCTCGCCACTGCCTGTAGGCGCAGGGAAATGCATCGTGATATTCTTTTGTACTGGTGTATCGGTATTGCACGGATTGATTTGCCATGTTTAACTCCTATGATATATTATAGCATAGGCTTGCAGAATTTGTAAAGCGGGATGAATGCCATAAAGGCCGCTGTGCTACTGTTATTTATTTTGATATTCGCGTTCAAATTTTAAATGACTCTGCATGGCTGCACCACTGCAGAACTTATTGCCTGTGTCAAATGGCACACCGTTGAGGGTAAATGGCTGCAATACACGGTCGCCATTCCACCAATTGCGTTCGCATTTGATGTAGCCCAGTGACTCCAATTGGTTACGCAGGGCCTGGAATTCAGGGCTATCATCGTTACGTATACTGGTGATCTCGTGATGCTGTAACAGTAACTTGATCAGGTCATCTGGTGTGGGATTGTCGGGATTTTCCAGAGTACTCCATGACTGCCTGATGCTGATGTCCCAGGGTATGGATTCATCTAATGTAAAGTTCATGACCACCTCAGTAAAAATGCTGTGAGATCCTGCGGCTTACGAACATATACCTGTGCGAAACCATTTTTCCAGACCCAGCAGGCATTTTTTTCAGGATTGTGGATGTTGTCTCGAATCCAATGCACCATGCTGGCCCATGATTCCCAACCAGAGTCACTGGGGTCGCCATACGCAACTCTCAACGGTGTACTCCATTCTCCAGCCCATCCCTCGGGCAAATTTGGTCCCGGAGGTTGTCTATCATCAGCATACAGTGAATCAGGCCAGTTACTCAATACCTCAATCAATACGTTACGGTCTATTTGTTTTCTGATCTCGTCAGTCATAGTAGCTGCTATTTGATTTTCCAGGGTACTCACATCCACCTCAACGCCAGTGCAGTATATAAGTCGTCGGCTATGACGAATCGATCTCGAAGGAAGTGGACCCTATTGGAATCCTTCCACAGATGTATGGGTTGTTCTCTGATCCAGTCATGTATTTCCAAGTCAACATCCACCACACAATAGCCTTCAGGTACTGGAATAGCATCGCCATATACATCAAAATCCAAACGCTCAAATTTGGGTCTGCGTGTTCCGAATATCGACCCCGTTGGTCCAGTCATGGGCTGAACACCTACAATCTGGTGGGCAATCATGGTGGGCATGAGTTTTCTTATCATGGGTATCAGGATACCCGTGGATTGCCAGGATTTCCTGATGGACATTGCCTGCTGTTGTAGTTTTCGTAATACTAGACGTCTGGCTACCCTGCGTTGATGACTGTTCAATTATTCCCACCAGTTTTCCCAGGGGAATACGATCCAGCAATCTTCTTCGGCTTTGTTGATCTCTGTACCTGAATAATTGACCGCTTGGAAGTCGCTGGCTTGATTGTCAGCCAGTACAGCAAAGCGAACATTGTCTTTCCAAACATGATCCCACCTTTCGGTATCGTCGGGTAAGCAACCTGATTGCCAATCCTTTTTAATCCAATTTAATGTAGCACCAGTATCATTAATGTCGTCAACGATGAGGATCTTTTTTCGACCATCACCACCTGACATGGGGTCATAATGTACGTGTCCGTATGCATCTTCGGCCATCCAGCAATTACTTTCGCATTCAGCACCGTCTCGTAGACTGACTTTTAAAGATTCCATGGGAACGTTCAAGTACTGACTGATCATATTGGCTGGTACTAGCCCACCGCGGGTCAGACCCACTACGTAATCAGGACGCCAATTGTCCTGTTGCATGGCTCGGATGATGTTGTGTACGTATCCACGAACGTCACGATCGCTGTAATAAATTTTAGGCGTGCTCATTGGTAAACTCCGGAAAATTGTGTGATAGGATTGATTCATTAAATCTCAGTATGAATGCCGATGCCACTGCACCATCCTCACCCTGAAAATGCAACAGGATGTTCTGGCTACCATCTTGCATACGGTAACAATACTTGCCCCGGCCATAACTGACTCGTTTGACGAACTTTTCAGGCTGCATTTTGCCGTAACCCGGTCCATTGCGGGGATATGCCATCTGATGGTCGGTAGTGACTGCACCACCCACGTCCACGAACCATTGCAGCATGTCATCAGTCAATTCATCAATGACAATTCTGATGTTTTGTGATACTGTACAACCAGGGGGCATGATCATCATCTGGGGGCAAACTCTTGTTGTAGTTTAATGTTGTCGAAAAATTCTTTCTTGGTACCGGGATCTGTCATAAACGAGCCTTTAAGTACCGTGGTCTGAGTCAGGCTACTATGCGCCATGATGCCACGATTTTCGCAGCAACCATGTGTGGCTTGTATGTAGACTGCTACGTTTTCACTGTCTGTGGCACGACTTATCTCTCGAGCAATATCGTTACACAATTCTTCTTGGAGTGTTCCACGTCTAGCGCACCACTGGGCGATACGAGTATATTTAGACAAACCAATGAGCTTTTGGGCTGCGATGATTCCGATATACGCGACGCCAACCACAGGCTGGTGATGGTGACTGCACATGCTACGAAGCTCACTACGCACAACCAACATACCTTCATATCTGTCCTCGCTGTCATTGGGAAATGCAGTGGCATCAGGTGCTGCTTCATACCTGCCGGCCATGATCTCATTAAAATACATTTTGGCCAACCGCCTGGCTGTGCCCTTGCTGTTGGGATCGTTTTTACGATCAATAAGCAATGTATCTAATACTTTTTCAAATGCTTCTGTGGCTTCGTTGATCAAATGTTCTTTATCAGATTCAGCAATGTATTCGCTGATGTTATCACCAGCCCAGAAACGTTTGCCTTCACGATTCATTTTAAATCGAATGACATCTGACAAGTTACATTCTTCCCAATTTTTGTTGTCATCGCCCTGCTGTTCTGCACCAGCAAGGGTATTTCTTATTTCTTGATCTCTTTTTAACAGCTCAAGTGGTGTTGGATTGCCCATTTATTTCTCCCGTGTGTTATTGTAATGATTATTTAGATCAGTGTCAAGCATCGGAATTTTTATTCTCAGCCTTGCCCCAGTTGATTCGATTCCAGATGCGTTCGTGGAAGAAATAAAGTATGCTGTTGACCACCAGAGCAAAGCCAGCAACGCCCAATCCCACCATCCAACTGCCACTGGCCAAAAAGCCGCCTACTGTATTAGTGACAGTCACTGCAATACGCCAGGTCACCACTTTGCCCAGACTTCTGAATGCTCGTTCTACCCATAATGTGTTAAACATAAATGATCCTTAAAACAATATTATACTATAAATACACATGTTAATCAAATATCTGTTGCTCATATGAAACGTGCCGTACTGTGTGTGGACAATCCACAAGACTTCATCCCCCAATTAAATGATTATAGTATTATGATCATCAATCCCAATTCCACTGCTGCCAGGAATCAATACCTGTTGGGCAAAAGCGACTATTCATTATTGATCACTGCTGAAGGCGAACAATATCGTGATGGTGGTGATTATGGTGATGAACGTGTGCTGTGGTATACATCAGGCACCACAGGTGACAGTAAATTCTGTAGCTTCACACAAGCACAGATTGACAACATGGCCGCCCGCATATGCCAGACCTATCAGATAACTGAAAACGATCGTTATGTCAGTGTCATGAGTCTGTGGCATGCACATGGGCAGGGCTTCTATTGGGCCACTAACCTGGCTGGATGCAGCCGTAGTTTCATGTCAGTCAAGGACATACGTAGCCTACCAGAACGCCGGCCCACCTTCGTCACTGCCATACCAGATGTACTCAAAGTGGTTGCACAGGGCAATTATCGTGGTCTGCGATTTATTCGTAGTGCCAGCGCACCTCTGCCACCAGAATTACAAAGAGAATTGGCTTATAAATTCCGGGTGCCAGTTGTGGAAGCATTTGGCATGACCGAAGCCCTGAGTCATTGCTTTACCAATCCGTTGGTAGGTGAACAACGAGCCGGCACTGTGGGGTTGCCTGACGGCGTGGAGGCTGACATAGTGGAAGGTCGTTTGTATATTCGTGGGCCAACTGTGGTAGTACCCGGCTGGTATGACACAGGTGATCTGGCTGACCAGGATGCAGCTGGTTACTTCCGTATACTGGGCCGCAGTCGAGATCAGATCAACGTGCGTGGATTGAAGTTGAACCCCGTTAGTCTGGAGCAGAAACTCATGGATAATATTGATGGATTACGTGATTGTGTGATATTTGGCTCAGACGCAGTCAAGTGTCTGTATGTGGGTGACGCAGACCCAGATGTCATAAGACGTTATCTAATAGCATTGGGCCCGCATTGTCGCCCTGTATTACTGAACAAGGTCGATGCTGTGCCCGTCAGTCCGTCTGGCAAAATCAGCCGCACCTGGTTGGATGTTCAGTTTTCGTAAGTCGGGATAGGCCACGTGTCTGGGTACTTCATACGAAACTTTTGAAAATCTAGAAATAATATCAGTGCCACGAGCGCAATCCTCCAGAGTGGGACAATAATGCCAACCCCAGCCAAATACCTGTTGGTCCTGCCAGGGACTAACGCTCAGATCTCGACCATCACTGCGCCAGCGACTCAATTGGTGATAGACATTGACATCATCTGTCAATATAGCCCCCACCTTGCCCAAATGTAGCGGTTTGCCGTGACCAAAACTCATACATTGAATCGATCCCGGTCGATACATATCAGGACTCAATAGTCTGGCACTATCCCAAATGCGAGTGCCGTAGAACTGGTATTCGCCAGTCCATCGTTCAGGCACCAACTCGTAATCGATATTCAGTTGAAGCATCAGCTGAGGTATGCTCAGGTAGGTGTACGATGTAAATCGACAACTCTTGACTTCATCGTAGCGCATGGCCAGTTCAATTGCATGAGTGCAACCATCTGTGGCCACTGCATAGGGGGCACCAGTGTACTCAGCCAGACGTTGTTCAAATTCAAAAAGCCGATCAAACATTAATCGTCGTGTTCCATGGCATCTGCTTCGCGAACCAGTTCTACCAACTGATCAATTGTCGCACACATGATCTTGGCAGTTTTCCAATCGCCTTCAGCATCTTTGCCACTGATCTCAAACATGTATCCATTGTCGTACATATAAACATTATAGTTCTCATTTACTTTTGCCAGCTTGTCGCTGATTTTACTCACTGCTGATTTCTTAGTCGCCATCTTCAACTCCTTTTAAGTTTTTAATCATTACATATTGGTCAAACAATTGTGTTAATTCGTTATCTTCACCCACGTACCAATCAGCAGCAGCCTTCATACTGTATGACATAATCTCAGAGTCGGTTTTGCCGGGAAAATGTCCCTCGCAGACTGCCAACCAGATTTCCGGTTTAGTGTCCATCATGATGTCAATTGATTGACCATGACAGTGGGTTGTAGGTAATCCTTGATCAATATGGCCTTCTGTTCCATCAATGCAGGAATATAATCACGGTAGTTACGTATACGTTCATTGATAAACGCTGCCAGACTGTCACGATATAACTGATAGTTGGCCAGGGATTCAGTCCAGATACTGGGGTACTTAAACTCTGGCAAATACATTTCTGTATAACTACAACGATCCGGCAAGATGGGGATTACACCTGCTAATACACCTTCCATGACACTGATGCCCAGGTTCTCATGTAGACTACAGCTGAACAGGATTTTACAACGTCCCATGGTCTGATAATACTCAGACTTGCTGAGATTCATCTTCTGTGTGATCAATGTGCGAGCATAGATGGCATTCTGCAAATCTTCCACAATATCCGGCTGCTTGTCAGCATTGTAACGATGCGGCCAGATCATGGTGTCAGTTTTAATGGTGTTCCAATATTGACTGCACTGATCAATAATGGGTGTATGTGGTTGCCCACTACGAACTGCCTTGTGATGAAACTCTGTGGAAATTTCCAAGTTACGCAAGAACATGTCTTTGTGGAAGTCAGTGGCAAAGTAATTGCGATCACAAGCATGGAACCAGGCACGTTCCTGATGGTGTGGCCAGGGCTTCTGCATTTTGTAACCCAGAATGTCTGTGGGATCATAGGCACCTGCATGCCAGATGCCGTGTATCTCCACTGGAATATCCAGCAAGTCGCTCATGTAACGTATGGCTGTGATGACAAAGTTCCAGGCATCTGTTACCAGAAACTTATCTCCTGACTTGATCTCACCAGTGCTGAACAGTCGACTGATGCATTCTGTCTGGCTGGCCTTGTAGACGTTGGTGGCACCAAAGTCCAGGAATGCACCAGTGGTGGTACCTGCTGGGATAGTCACACCGTCGATAGTTTTTACTGTGTAAGATTTACCCTGTTGGGCAATGGACTCATCCAGAATGCCGGGAATGTTGTCGTACCATTGCCGTGTATATCTGGCATCTATGGGCTCGATGGGTACAATGTAGATGGTGTTCATTTGATAATGCGTAGTCGTTTAAGTAGGTTGTGGAATCGCATGTAGTGCGGATTGCTGAGAATCTGTTCAACCATGCTGGGATTATGTGGACAACGTCCTTGTTGATAATCACAGTTGGGTTGTATCTTCATCCCGCAAGTTGAGCATTTCTCAGCATTCATTGTCTAGTAATCCTCGAATTTATTCAGTCTCTCACACGATATGTAGTACGTGGCTTGTTGTCGAACTTACGCTCGGCACGTGGATAAGGATTCCAGCCCGGACGAGCAGGTTTACCTCGGATGATACGTTGCATTTCACCCCAGGGAGTCTTTTCGTTATACAGATGTGCTTCGTCAAAGAAATATCCTTGCTCCACACAAAATTCACGATAGCGATCCAGGTCGTCAAAGATCTGACTGACTTCGGGTTTCATACGCATATACTTCTTTAGCCATGTAGGATGGGCCATGTTATTTCCTTAGATACTGATTGATTGATATGGTCGGTGAGTGTTGTATTTTACCAAGCAGCCGTTCTCACCATCTTCGGCTACTTCTATCCAGACATTGCGTCCAGGATATCTATTGGCGATCTGTAAGTACAGATCGTCTGCAATCATTTCACATGACTTATAGTCAAGTTTTAAAATGGCACCTTGAGTACTGGAATAGAGATTTTCCAGCCATCGTTTAAATTGGATGAACTCGATGTCGCGGTCCGTGTGGAAGACGTCGATCCACACCCTGAAGTGAAAAGTGTGACGATGAGGATAACCCAGAAACGATACATCATATTCATCCCCAGTGGCTAATGCCGGATCAGTTAACGCTGCTGGGTATTTATGGATTCCTTCCTTGTTGAATGTCACCCAGATCTTGCGATCTGCTGATTCAACAATACGATCTATTTGCGTTCTTTGTTCTTGATTCATTACTGTTCCTGTATAAGTTTATTTTATAGTAATTAACTCAGGTCGTCAAGTTTGGTTTCATCAAATTCCATGTCGTCACCAATGTCACCGTCACCGTCATCTTCTGCTGTAAACAGAGCTTCAAACATAGTGTGGCCATTGATGGCCTTGGGGCCAATGTTACCAAAAGATCCTAAAATTTCAATCCAATAATTTTCATAAAATTCAATAATAGCATGAGCCTCTGCTTTGGTGGGGGCAGCAAATATCCGCTCCACGATGTCACGACACTTGGCATAATCACCATGACTCCATTGCATACTGTTGGGTAACCGGCCCTGATCATACTGACGATTGGCTTCTTGTACAGCATAGATATGCGTCCAGACATTGTGTCCCATTTGCAATGCATAGCTGAAACTGTCCCAGCTGGTGCGGCCAATTTTGTTGATCTTGTTGAGATCAGGAACCACATCGTATAAATCTTGATCTTTGAAGTTTTCCTCAGTTAACTCCACGCCAGGTTTGGGTACGCCTGGTTTGTAGATACATATGTCACTGATCTTGCAATGAGCACTGACAGGGCTTTCATCAAAGTGTTTGAAATGACTAACAAAATCACTCATGGCCACTTCGCGTAGTGTACGTTGATCCAGAGCATATTTCTTATCGTCAATACTCTTGCTCATACGATAACTCCAGCGATGATCTCGGCTCAGATCAGCATGGTGGTAAATCTGTCCGTTAGCCGTGGCCAGGAACGGACTAGCACAGTCAAAGCTGATGGTAAAATCAGGATTGACATATTTACGAATTGCTCGCTGTAGGTCAGTCAACAACAGAGCATATTCAATCTTACTGGTTCCCAGAACGTGTAACCAATCCTGTTGCCCCTGTTGCATCAGCCCGTCAAACTTCATCTCAATTAGCAAACGAATCATCAGCTCTGCATCAGTCTTGGTCTGGCCACCCATGGCCCAGCCATTGAAGTGTCGGCCGGGATACTTGGCAGGATCACAGAAGTCCTTCATGGTATTATACCAATTCAGTGCTTGTTTGTGATGGCTACCTTGTAATACGTTTAGGAATTTAACACCGCCTGCTTCAACACCTTTACGATGCTTGATGAAGTATTCATTGTTGTATTTGGTGGCTTCCACAGCATCTTCATACGAATTAAGACCAATCTTAGGACCCACTGGAGTTTCGGCAACCCAGGCAGGAGTATCCAATACCATACCCCAGTTCATGACACCGTCCATCCATTTTAGCACAGCATCACGTTTCTTTTGTGCCGCCACCAGCTTGTCCTGATATTCCTTCAACAGGTCCACAGTGATGGTCTTACCGGATTTGTTCACACGTTGTTCAGTTTTACCGGCCAGTTCAGCCAACTTGGCTTGCACACCTGGACTGTCAGGTGCTGCCCAGATACCTTCCCAGACACCTTTGGCAATCTGGAATCCGCCCGAGTCGCCCACAACAATGGCTGTGGGATCGCGATCACGAACCATGTCTTCACCAGCATCAGGTTTATTCAGATCTAAATTGGCATGTCCTGCTGAATACAGACTCCAACGATAGGGGAACAGACCTCGCTGTGGATTCAACCAATTGAGTTGTTCCATATCAGGGATACCAGCTGGCATACGCTCTGGTGGTACACAGTTGGGGTCTGATCTTTGTTTACCTATGTATGTGGCATAAAATCCACTCAGTGCTGGCAGAAAGACTGCGTAGTCATTCTGTTTACTTGTTAGATCATCTTGTTCCATAAAATTTCACTTTTTCAATTAGTTCGTAGTCGGGCTTGAAGTATTGTCGTACTCGATCCATGTAACCAGGGCTTTGTATCTCTCTGGAAAATATTTCTTTAAATAATTTTCGTTCTGGGCTTGCGTCACTTACGTGTTGGTAATCATATCTGTTGTATCGGTTGGGCATTCCGCGATCTGCCAGAAAGTCGCTGAAATTCTGTCGATATTCTGGTCCAAATTTAAAATACACTGCATTGGAAAGATTTAGCCCCTGTAAGAAGTATACTTGACGTTCAGTATGGTCGTCAAAGGCAATCTTGTCAAACACCAGGTCAAAGAAGGCATTATTAAACTGTGATACATCGATGTTGCGATGATACAGATACATATACTCTGCAATGCCACTTAGCCAACGGTCCACTGGGTCACGTAATACTATCATGGGTACTTTATTTAGGCCGTCGGTATGATAGTTATAACATTCCCAACCCCAATCCTTGAGATTGGGTTTGGTCCAGGATGTGGCATTTTTAGGCACATTGACATACATGAATTCAGATTCTGGATGACTCCAGCACTCTCCGAATACGTGGCCACGTTCTTGATAGTAATTTAAGAAGCTCATAGTAACTTTAATAGTGTATGTGGAATGTCTATACGTGGTGTACCACGCACAGCACGTAATTGATCTAATGCTACAGAATGTAATGGATGAGCAGGATTTGCCACATCTTGTGCAGCAAAATCGTCAAAGGTGTACCAGTCATCTAATTTGGTGATGCCACCATGGAATCCATATTCCGTACACATGGCGACAAAATTTTGTACATCATGAACATTGGCAGCACTCAGACAAAAGAACAACAACACATGAGTATCCGGCTCACGCCCAGCTGCCAACCAGTCCAGATTATCACGCAGCACACTGAACCGACCAGGACTACGCACACGCTCGTATACCTCCTGACTGCCAGCATCTACACTCAATTGATAGTACTTGATGTGTGGAAACACCGGGCTGGCGGGCAACAACTTACGCATCAGCAGTCCATTGGTAAACAATTTGACGCTGTGATTGTGCTTGGGTTTCCAGTTGAGTAACAGTGGTCGCATGATGGCACTGGCCAGTGGATCACCATTGCCGCTCATGGTCAGTAATAATCCTTCCGGCTCGTCAAAGTCATTGACCAAGTTCACCAGATGATTAACAGCGGCCAATCTGCGTTCATACAAGTCGCCCTTCTGATGCATAATGGGACCACGACGACATGTGGGGCAGGCCAGATTACAGCTTTCGTCAATGTTGACACTGATCTCATATCGCTGTAGATTGACATCATGTTGTAGAATACCGCAATGCTCTACAGCACAGTAGGTGAACTTTTGGTCAGCAATGTTCTGCTGTAGGTATCCACTGGCAGGTAGATGCCAGACATCACGCAGACGTTTTAAGTCCTGGATATTAGCAACAGCCACTGGTAAATATGCATCACAGTGACATAGAAAGCAATCGCCTTCCATGTCTATACTCAGGCCACGAGTGGCCATGTTACAGGTATTGGTTATCGGCTCAGACCTAGCAATGCCGCGAGGTCTGGCTTCAAACACATAGGGATGAATCTTTATCAGCGGCGATGGCATTACTTGGTTTGTGCTGGGATGATGTAGCTGTACTCAGCGATGCCCGAGTCCACAGTGATCATTGCGGCACCTTGATCTGAAATCTTAAAGGTTTTATCGCCACTCAGTCCCAGAATACTGATTACACTCTTGACTGGCCATGCCCAGGAGTGGCTTAGTGAGCCGCTGACATTGCTTTCAAATACAAAGTCGCCTGCATGGCTGGCAGCGTCACCAAAGAAGAACTTCAGGTTACCGTTCTCGGTCTTGGCTGTGAATGTGGTCTGGTCACTATTGGCACTGGCCTGAAACTGCAGACGTTGAATACCAGCAACTGATGGCACAATGTCCACGCCCCAGGTCACACCCTTGAACTTCACAGCTTTGAGTTTGTCATTGACAATCTCTGCTGCCATGAATCGATAGTCGTTCTTGAAGTCAGCTGCTTTGTTTTCAAACCTGATGCCCACTGGCACTGACTCACCATTACGATCCTGGCGTGTGACTGTGATTTGTGCTTCATCCTTGTACTCAGGGATATTTAAGATAGAGCTGAGTTTGGCCAAATTGGGCATACCAAATGTGCCAACGAATTCAGCAATGGGTGCCTTGAATCGGGCTTCCAGGATAACAGAGCGATCTTCAGCAATGGCGTTGACCAGTGTTTCTTCTGCGGTGCCGGTTATCTTGAGCAAGTCGATGTTGCCTAGACCGTATGTGTGTTGTACAACATCTCGTAAAGTAGATTTCATAGATAGTTCCTTTGATAAAGTATTATAATAGAATTATTTAGACAAGTCAACGACAATGAATTAATTATCACGCCGTTTAATTTCACCCAGGACCTGGTGAGCCTTGATGGTTTCCAAATTGCCCGGACGACGAATTTCCAACCAACTGATAGCTGGCCCATGTTCAGCTTCAGCCTGTATTTCAAACCCCAGACTCTGGCACAATGTCACCAGGAAACTTCTGGGCATGTAGCTGCGTACAAACTTTTCTGCCATGCCAGCGCCACCTGGGGTATCACCATCATTGTAACTGAACATAAACACACCGCCTGGTCGTAACAACGACATGGCTTGTTGCAGGTACTGTTTCATGGTATCCATGCTGACATAATTGAAGTATCCCCAGCTGAATATGAAACCCATTTGGTTTTGTGGTAACATACTCATGTCGTGATTGACCAAATGATATTGGCGCAGGCGCCGCTGGTATTCTTCTGGAAATTTCCTGGATGTGCTATCCAGAAAATCCCTGTGACGATCAATTATATACAAAGGATCAGCAGCCACTAGATGTCGTGTCCAATGGCCGTCCTGGCAACCAATCTCCAGTGTTGGGTATTTCCAGTCAGTGTGTAATGCTATGCGCTGTGCAATTATCTTCTCGACATCTGAATTTACATTAATCATCCAGTGGGTCCTGATAAACTCAGCCGAATTGTATTGACGATCCTCCAGGTCATAATTGTTGTAAAACAAATTATGAGTCAGCTGCTGTATTTCATCATTGATTGATTGCAGTTCAGCGTCCAGGCCATTATCGGCACTATTGATAAATTCAATAGCCTGATCATAATAGTCTACCAGACGATCGATATACGCACTACGTTCAGCTGACAATGTTACAGCAGTTTTGATAGACAGCACATTATTTCTCAGGTCCAGTAATCGTTCCACCACTGGTCCGGTATCAGATTTAGTCATTAAGTGTTGTCTGAGATCAACCAAGTCATACAATGCCATGATTAACCCCAGTTGAATAAACTATCAAACGTAGTTTTAATATCAGTGCTGGCAGCAATATCCCACTCCAGTACGCCCAATAAGTTTTCTACCTTTTGATTGACAATGGTACTCTCCATTAAGTCGTCATCAAATGGCAAGTCCTTGAACCACTGGGGAATACGACCCTCGTCAATGGGATAACCCACCGACGTAAACCCAATGGGATTATCCTTCAGTTTGCATACAATGGTCTTCATGCCATCTACGATGCTCATGCTGTAGTTGTCACCCATCATGCGTTTGAGGTTGTTCCAGTTCATGGCAGCACGAACGTGTCCTGGCATATTGGCTTTACCTTGTGCTGTTTCAGCAGCACTATATTTGGTCAAGTTATTGACACGTTTGGGCGTGCCTTTCTCCCAGGCAGGCCGTTCAGCAAATGCTATCTTGAAGTCGCGAACTTTGTCGATTACAGATTCGCGAGTAGCATCTGTCAGTACATCCAACAGAATCTCACTTAGAAAATCTTGTACGACCTTGGGAGTATCTGAACGCTTGAGATCCAGACCCAGAGCCTTGACCTTGCCAGGTCGACCGTCCACGTCCAGACGTTTGCCCTCCAGATCAAAGACCAGTACCGCATAACGTTTCTTCTTGATGAACAGGCCCTTGCTGGCAACCAATTCACGTCCGCCTTTGATGATGGCACCCATTTCACGTGGGCAATGGAAGGCACGTTCCATGAATCCTGGGAAACTTTCGTTAACTGCGTCACCAATGGCGTCATAGATTTCAACACAAGTGTCTCGATCCCAGGTCATACGGCCAGCCTCTACTTCCGTTTGGAACGCCGGCCACGCCGAGAAGTAGACAGAATCTGTATCGCCGTAGATAATTGCTTCCCCAACATGATCATATTTGCCCGTAATCGATTCGTTGACGAAGGCGTCCATGTGTTTAGCGATGACCCTGCCAGTAAGCGTTGTGCTCTGACCAATACGTTTGTCAAAGAAACGACACCCGGCGTTGAGGATGGCCCCGTAGAGCGAGTTGAGGTTAATTTTTTTAACAAGCTGCCTTTTGTCCCAGAACGCTTTGTCTTCCGGCGTTTCTGCGGCACCTTTTTTGGCTTGGAGTTCTTTTCGTTCTGCATACCATCTCTCTAATAATCCTGGAATAATTCCCTTGGTATTGTAATTAAATATAGTACCATTGGCACTGAGGATCCAGGGCTGGCGACTGTCAAATATAAGATCCCAAACTTGCGCTGCACTATGAGTACTCTCACGACCATCTTCCCAGTCAATGGTGATCTCAGTGCCAGGTTCGGCATTCATCACAGATGTGTATTCCAGACTACCGAACATATCTTCCCAGGCATCTGCAAATTTTCCACCGTTGGTCAGCATTTTTGCAGCAATATAGGGATCAGTCATGGTTGGTCTCAATTGACCGACAATGGTTTCCGGACCCATGTTAAGAGCACGGATCGCCGATGGGTAGAGACTGTTGATGTCAATGGCCCCGATCCAGTGATGGACGCCTTTTTTAGGGTGAGCAACATAGGCACCTGCGGCTTGACTACTGGCTTTATCATCTGATTTCTTCCTATTAGGTACTACCATACCTCGTTGATGTGCTTCATTAATAATTGCTTGGTCTGTGACTGCCACAGCACCCATAGTGGTCTGTATGAGTACAGTATTGTCATGGGCTAGTTCATTAGCCAGATCTAGGAAGCGAAGCTTTTTGTCCAATTTGGACAACAGCATAACGTCCTGTCGGTTGTAATCGATAAACTTTTCAAACTCTCGATTGTACAGTTGGTCCAGTGTGCCTTCATATGCGACCTTGCTACCACAATCTTCGTATTCACCAATGGCGTCCAGACTATAGCTATGTCGCTCTTCGTATGTGTATTTGCGATACAATTGCATATAGTCCACATGAATACGACCCACTAGATCGAACGTCAGGCTTTCTACACCATAGCGTTCAAACATGCGCTTCTTGGGATACTGACCCCACAGGCATAGTCTACGTGTGTCATCCTTACTGAGTATCTTGTTGATACGCATGGTAGTATAAGGAATATCATAGCCCTCGCTGTTCCAACCTGACAACACATCAGCATCGTCAATGATGTCCAGGAAGGTGTGCAGCATGTCTTCTTCACGTTCGAACAGATAACAATTGTCAAATCGTTCGCAAATTTCTCTGGCCGAATCCCAGCTATATGTCTTGGGCGGAACCACCAGTGTGACCATTTTATCACACCAGTCCATGTAGACTGATATACTGGTGATGGGATTGAATGGATCCTCAGGCTTGCTGTATCCACGCACCTGGTCAAAGTCCACCTCAATGTCGAAAAACGCTACATTAAGTTTGGGACTGTCTTTGCCCAGATAGTTTTCTTCTAGACAACGAAAGATGGGATTGAAATCACTTTCCCACAGACGTTTGCCTGAGTTTACTCGTTGCTCTTTATGGAATTCTTTACCATTGTTAGTGCTGAAACGACTAACTGGTGTGCCGTAAATAGTTGTAAATTTACCCCGGGGGTCATCATAGTAGAATACGTAATTGGCTGGAAACTCTTTGTATACTCTCAACCCATCAATACGTTCTACAATATGAATACGATCTTTATCTCTGTCGAACAGAGCATCAACATAACTCAAATTACTTCTCCTCGGCGACTTATGGCCCGCCATGGCCGTGGTACATACTCTTAAGTGAGCGACTCTGTATTATACTGCATCAGGGTAGTAGATGCGATATATTTCTGCAATATTTGACTCAGGATGGACACCTTGTATACCGTGTAACAAATGTTGTATATCTTGGTACCCATCTGAATATATATCCTGACGCAGGTGGTATTCAAAACTTTCCATTCTCTGCCGCATGCCTGGCGAGTGTCGGTATATACGTTCACATGCATCGGGCAACTGTGTTAGAATTTCTTCAATCACTGGCTGGGGCACTTGTCCAATATAGAAATTGTCAAAGGGATCCATTAACGCAGTGAATCCCATGTGGAAGTTATAAGTGTATCGTTCAGCTAAAAAGCACCATAGGTCCAGTACATGATGTATGTTCAACGCAGATACCACTGTGTTGACTGTGATATTGGGAATTTTGTTTTTTGTTTTCTGATACTCCACCAACCAGGACATCAGATAATCGGTATTCTTCAGAATCTGAGCCCAGTTACTGGGAGTGCGCTGTATATAGGCAATGTCTCCCATGCCATCCAGGCTCATGTTGATGCCAATTTTTTCAAAATGATACAAGACATCTAACAGTCGTTGATTGATGTTGGTCAGATTGGTGCTGAAACGCAATTCGATATGTTGACTATGACCAGTACTGACCAACTGTTCCAGAAATTCGATGTTCTGGATAATCAGGGTGGGCTCTCCGCCAGTCAGGAAGATGTGTCGTATGTCGGCATAGTATTTGGGAAATACGGTACTAAGTGGATTAGTGATGGGCCAATTTTGATCGCCGGCCAGATATATAGCACTATCATCATTATTAGCGTATGCACCACCATTTCTATTAAACTTGATCTGCTGTAGCATTTCAAATCCCTGCCGTCGGAAAAATTTACTCCAGGTATTGCTGTATCTGGGGCCACACATCTTACATGCCAGGTTGCACAGATTGCCACTCATGATCTGAAAATCTTTGGGGTTATCTTCTACATGTCCATGGTGAGTACTGGCATATTCGATTCTGTCCATCACTGTGGCAATGGGTATCTGCCCAAATGCTGCCTGTAAGCGCATACTGGAACCCTGTGTGTGGTCAGGAGTTTCACGCTTCCAACAGCCCTCACATGATTCAGGTTCACGGCCTGCAATTAAATCCTGTCTCAGCTGACGTATGTCTGCACTGTTCCAGGCCTCCAACATGGTGTGTGTTTTGACATTGTATTGGCCACCAGTCTCGGCAGTATGAGTGCCGGGCTTGGCGTTGCAACAATATTTTATATCGCCATTGGGATCAATATGCTGATGAGCAAATGGGTACGGGCAGATGGTGGCACTGATCATCAGCTTACAATAATTAATCGAGCCAGTGCAATGAGATCAATTGTCATCAGCAACATGTAGTTAGACAGCATACCAAAACTGCCACGTGTCCAGCTGGCCCAGGTAAAGATTGCACACTGGATGATGAATAGAGGGTATAGAATAAAGAATGGAGGATGTGGCAGAGTAATGCCCATCCAGGCAGCGCAGATAATACTCATTACCCAGGCAGTAATCTCCAGAGTAAATCGGACTGGATGGCTATCAAAGTCAGCCCGCATCCAGTCACGTGTTGACCGTAACCATCCTCCAAATGTTTCTATCACAGAGTACGACCCACGGTTTCCAGAATTGTATTCAATTCTTCGTGATCAGCATTGGTGTCACCCAGTTTGCTCTTTTGTGCAATCTTGATGGCTTTTTTCAGGATAGCTGGTTTAATTTCCATTTCTTCCGCAACAGCCTTGACTGTGTCAGATAACCCAGCATTAAGATCTTCGATCTCTTGTAATACTGCTACACCTTCATTGACGATTTGTACTAATTTGGCTTTCTGTTCAGCCGAATACATTCTTGATGACATATTAAACTCCTATTGATTTT